GATGCGTATGAAAATCATGTTGCTCTGCCGCATAATCCTCAGCCTGTTCAATAAGTTCTTTAATTCTTTCGTTCATTACTTTACTCCAAATGTGTTTAATGCTGGTTGCAATGTGTTAATTAATTCTGTCTCATGTGCATGAGCAGGACGTTTACCACGAATCACTTCCAACTTGCCAAATATAAAACGTTCAGCACCTCGCTCACGCAAGGCACGACTCAAACCCCAATCTTTGTTTTCAGTCAAAGCCCGTTGTAAGTGTTTTTGCATACGACGGCGTAGTGTTTTAAAAACATTACCTTTGAATGAAAGGGCAGTCAAGCCGATGTAGTACTCAAGTGTTACAGTATCTTGGATAAAGTAAATCACTTGATTTCTATCAGTTCTACGTTTGCGGACGATTTTTGAGTTCATAGATGAATTATACGCTAAAACCCATTTATTGTCAAATATTGGCAAAAATCGCTAGAAGTGTATCAGAGTCTATCCCTGAATCCTCTAGCGATTTTGAAGCCCCTAAGGGGGCAAAATGAGTACTTTTGTTTGTAAAAAATGTAGTACTTAAGTATTAGTGTACTACTTCCCCTATAGAGGTATTCATATAAGTTTTAATTTCTTTGTTTAAGTCTTTTTGAGTATATCCCAAATCGGCTAATTCTTGTATTAATGCTACAAATAATCCGTGAGTGGCAACACCAGGAATATAATCTGGATCATCATTATCATTTTCAAATTCTTCTAATAATGGTAATAATGTATCATATATAAAATCACATGCCATTAATGCGCTTTTTTCTATTTGTTCTACTTCTTCACTAGTATTAACCATTTTAACTTCTTTTGCCATATTATTCACCTGTTTTAGTATATTCATAATTAACGGTTTCTATATTCTCACGGAATATAATAGCACCATTTTTTAAATGAAATCTTCTAGCCATTTCCGTCTTAGGACTTAATGTCACAAATCTATTTACACTAGGATATTGCTCCTGAATACCTTTTACCGCTTGTATTAATAAATCACGACCTTTACCGGCTTTATAACTCCATATAGTATAGAATACTGCGGTAGTTGGAACTTCGGATACATTAGATAAATCATCTACACCGGCTGGAACAAAATCATGGAAACTAACACATACCATTGCATCTGGATCGTCATCATTACTAGATAATGCCGCAACCATTCTACCATTACTTACTCTAAAATCAGTAGGTATTTCTGGTCTAACTGGATCGTCTTTAATAAAGTTTAATAGTTTGTGTGTTAGGTCTGTGATGAAGTGGAGCATTTTAATCCTTGGGTAGTGTTATTCGTATTTAGCACAAATTTAATAATATGCTATTATTTACGCTAAATATTATCATGGAAAATGTTATTGAATGGAGTGTCGGTTTAAATAATTACAAGAAATGCACAGTAGAATTAGGTGCAAATACTCATAAATTTATCACTGAGTTGTTAGATGTTCCATTTGAATATGAACGTGATATTACTGACATATTTAATGACCATTTATTACATAGACAAACCAAATATGTAGAGGTATTATATAGTGGCGGATTAGATAGTGAATTAGTATTACTATCCTGTATAAAAAACAAAATACCTGTAATAGCCATAACGTTAGTTATTAAAATAGAAGGGTTAGTAATTAATACCCATGATTTGTACTATGCTGAAAAGTTTTGTAGGGAAAATGATATAACTCATAAACTGATTGAATTGGATGCGGATAAATTTTTTCAGAACGGGAATCATTTATCATATTTGTTGCCTTATTATATCACAGAACCGCATATAGCAACACATTTATGGTTAATTGAACAATGTAGTTATTTCCCTATAATAGGGGGTGACTGGCCTTGGGTTCATAATCATATTGAAAATAAAGTTATATCACCCTTAAGACTAGAGTTTTCTAGTTATGAACGTTTTATGACCAATAAAGGAATACATGGTATAGGTAATATGGTTGGATATAGTTTAGAATCTACTTGTAAGCTAATACAGATACAGTTGGATAATCATATTTCAGGGGAAGCAGTATCTAATACTAAATCACGCATGTATCAAACTATGTATCCTGAATTAAAACCCAGATTAAGAAGTTATGGTTGGGAACATCACAAAACGTTAAAATTCAATTTATTAACATATAAAATAGAATTACTTAAACAGCTAAAACCAACCATTCCTGTTATTAAATGGAATAACACTATCAAAACACTATTAAATACACCAGCTAATGAAAATGACAAATTCAAATAAATTTGATTCGCATGAATCTTTCTATCACGGATTAATTAAAAGTAAATTATGGTTATGTGAAGAATTAGAAATTGTAATGTACAGTGAGTTTATTAAAAACCCTACATTACATGTATTAGGATGTTGGGATAATTTAATGGCATTTATGTTACTTACCCGCAAACCAGAATTCTATAATACTGTTTATGGGTATGATATAAATCCAGAAGCAATTAATACTGCCAATCGTATATGTGACATGTGGCTATATGAGAAACCACATGTATATAATCGTGTACAGGATGTAAATGACTATGATTACAGTTCACATACTAATAGTATTTTCATTAACTGTAGTATAGACCAAATGGATAGCAACAAATGGTATGAAACTGTGCCTAATAACAGTATAGTATGTATTCAAACTACTAATATGACGGATCCAGACTTCCCCTGGTATATAAAACAAACCACAGAAAATCTGGACGAACTAATTAATAAATTTAACTTTACAAAATTAATATACTCTGGTGAAAAGCATATTCAATTTCAGAAAGATGGATATAAACGATTTATGATAATCGGTTGTAAATGATTTAGAACCAACTATTATCTTTTAATGTCAACTGATGGTCGCCAAATCTTTTTAAACGATTTAAAAAATCAGTTGTTTTTTCTGTAATAATACCAGTCAATTGAAGTGTCACATTAGGGTTATGACCTGCATTGGCAGTACTATGAGGAAGATTCTGCCAATCAAATGTTGTCACATCACCTGCACGCCATTGTTGATGGTTGTAATTTCCATAATTACAGAAATGACCTTGTTCCCAATCAGTCAATGAAATTTGCACACGCATTATATTCCACGGTTCTTCTGGAGCCAAGTTTATTAAACTATCTAAATGTAAATTCCATACGTTACCGGGCATTTGTACATAGATATGGCCTGTGCAATTTTTCAACCCAAACAAATCACTAATCTTTTGTGTATTAATAGTTAGTTCACGGCTCAAGTGTGTTATCTTATAATCTTTACTTATTAAGTGTTCTTCTGAGTTAATTTCATCCAAATCGCCCCACTTTGCGGGTTTGGCTGTTTCTACTGCATGTTTAACATCCTCACTATAATCTGCAATTATTTTACCTAATTTAATTACTTTATCAACTTGTGAATCATTTTTAAAATTATCAAAATGATAGTTACTTTTCTTTTTACTTTGTTCCCACTTGCTTAACATGTTAATTTTACCTTTACATCTGATGCCATCGTAATAATCATTCGGAGGCAGTTCTATATTTAGCACACTATACAGTAGATGATTAGTTATTAGAACTCTACTATATAGCCAAAAAAATAGACCCCGAAGGGTCTATTTTACATTGTGGGTCCGTTCCCGTTTTTGAATCCAACACTACCACCTTCACTTTCAATACGTTTGATAACGTCCTCAAACAGTATAGGTGTGTAATCTGTATGCTCAACACATACGCAATGATATCTAGCATCAATTATAGGAATACCATACTTACCCACAGGTTCCATCATTACACGATTGGCGTGTAAGTGACCGTGAATATTAGTTCCAAATCTCCCCAATGATTCAGTATGAATAGGTATATGACTTAATATCATTCCATTCATAACATGATAGGCACGTAATTCACGGAAGTGTTCTCTATACTCATCATCACGGAAGATATCGTGATTGCCACGAATCAATACTTTGTCACCATTTAAGCGATGCATAATCTTTAATGCTTTACGATTGATAACAACATCACCCAAATGATATACTTTATCGTTTGGTCTAACTGTTTCATTCCAACGCTTAACCATTTCTTCATCCATCTCATCCGGATCAGTCCATGGTCGCATCTTTGAACCATCACTGTTTGTGAATCTACACACTCCGGTATGCCCGAAGTGCGTGTCACTTGTTAAAAATACTGCGGGCATATTATTTCCTTTATTTGGCATCCCCCCTAGGACTCGAACCTAGACTTACG